AACCACATATCCTTCACCTGAAACTATACCATCTGGAGATTCTCCACCATCTTTGTCTATTTTTTCTTTCTTAAGTTGTAGTTCTACCATCTTAAGTTTTTTGTCTAATTTAGCAACTTTAGCGTCAAGATTAGTCTTTAGCATATTACCTGCTACTTCAAACACCCTACCACTATAACGTGCTTCTACATTCATACCTAAGTCCATTAAGTCCTCGTATGCATTCATAGACTTTTCAGCAACTTCGTTTAGTTCTTTATCTGCTAATTCGCCTAAGCCTTTTACTTGCGGTAGTGCCGCACTAATTTTATCCAACTCTGCAATATCACGCTGAGTATTCTCATGTTCTATTATAGCATGTTTCTTTTCTGCCTTAGATGATTGTTCTTTATCTTTTTGAACAATTTCTTTGCTATCAGGCATGTTAAGTAATTCTTCTAATTTCTTCATATTTTGGATTCCATTAAATGCTACTATTATTTAGCCTTTACGTTGGCCTGAGTGGAACATATCCTTCTCTGTTACAACTCTAAAATATAGGCCTTTATCTTTACACCACGCTCTTGCGGCTTGCCATTTAGCCATATTCAATGCAACTGCCATTTGTTTCTGCTTGTTTCTACCTGCAGATTCCATTGTTGTTTGATTATCTGGCTTAACTTCTATTACTTCTGCACGTTGTTTGCCATTCTTATCCATGTAACTAATAAAGAAGTCTGGTACGTACACTGTTTGTTTTCCTGTAAAAGGATTTACATACGGTATCTTTACTGCTTCACTTGCCCACTTTGCAACGTTAGGATTTTCGTCACAGAATTTCATAAATGCAAATTCCCAACTTGATCTATATAATGGTGCTTTGCGGCCGATATACTTTTCTTGAAACTTTATGTTGTAACGTCCTTGGGCATACTTGGCCATGTTACACTCCTATGTTTCTTGCTTCGGTCCTATCTTGAACGTCGACTACTCTATAACCTAACGTACTTATTTTTTCTCTATTAAAATTTAATACTTCAGTTACAACACTACTTAATTGTACACTATCTGTTTTTTTAAGTGTGTCAAGTAATTCAAAAACATTTATACTATCAAGTTTTGCTTGTTGTAACATTACTGTTCCCACAGCAATAGCAGAAGTTTTTTCAAATCCTCTACTTGTAAAAAATCCTATTACAGCATCAACTTGGTTAGTAGGAAAATTAATAAAGGCAGTAAAATACTGATTGTAAAATCTTTTAGTATCTGTTGAACTATCAACTGGGGTTACTTTAGGTAAGTTGCTCATTGTTATGTCCTTATAATGTTAGGTATGTCTTCGAGCGTTTTATTATTTGCCGCTTCTTGATACCCTGCACTTGCACTATCCCATGCCGCGTTAATTGCATTAACGCCTGCATCACCCCCTGCGGCTAAATGCTGTTTTTTGTGCGTTGTTGCTTTTGATAAAGCGTCTAACTTGTCTTTGTTGTTTGCTAATTCGGCTGTTACGTCTGCTACACTTGAACTTTGTACTGCCGCTTGTACTGCCCCAATAACACTAATACCTGCAAGTGCAGTTGTTAATGCATTTGTACCACCATTGCCTCCACTCTTAGGAAAGAATGTATTTGCAACTCCGCCAACATTTATTCCGCCAACATCTCCAATGGCTCCTTTAATAATTCCAAAGCCTTCTTGTCTAAGTCCGTCCTTTGATAAATCTTTAACATTTCTTGCGGTGTTAGCCGCTTTTAATACTGTACCTAATAATGCACCCGGTGATGAAAATGCCGCTCCACTTGTGATATCGCCAAATACATCTGCGGCACCTGCGGCAACTCCGCCCTGACCGAATAAACTTCTTGTGCCTCCGCCGGCAAGTGATAATGGACTTGGTGTTTTATCATAATGTTCTGTAGCAAATCCTTTTGGTGCAACTCCTTCAGATACTGCCCCTCTTGTATACCACACTGTTTCAAACTGACAACTCATTGTACTTTGTACTAACCCACTTGCATCACTTTGGTCCATTGTATCGTGTTGCCAACTATTAATAATAGGATTAACAAGTGTAAATGCTGTGTAACGTTTTCTTGACATTTGATATATTACAATACTGTCAAAGAAAGGATCACTACTATCATTATCAAAACCATAACGGTATTGTGATTGAATTGAATTAGCATCTGCAAAAGTGTTTGCTCTGTTATATGCAGACGCAGTTGTGTTTGGACTACCTGCTGTATCAGTTGATGCATAGTTACCATCTTTATAATAGTATCTGTAGTATGCTTCCCACATTGCAGTTGTAAGACCGTAGTTGTCATCATGGAAAACAAAATTACAAGGACTATAGTCTATACGCTTTTGTAAAATTCTTTTTCTATTGTATTGATGTTTTACTTCTGTAGTAATATCAAACTTAGGTAAGTCAACACTTTTAACTAACATATTAATTGTGTTAGAATGCTTCTCTGTTAACTGTGGTATAACTGACGATGCAAATCTGTTAATATTAAAACTAACATGATATAAAAACTTATTTTTTGGTGCAAATTTAAATGCATCGTTTACATACAATCTTGAAGCATGTTGAAAGTCTGCAAGGTTACCTTTTGGACTTAATGCTCCAGATACAAGATTGTCAAGGAATGGTGTTAATCTATTTGCCATACTAATATTTATCTAAAAAATAAAGTGGGTATAGAATAAAAAAGGCGCCTAAGCGCCTTTTCCATGTTTATTTTAAAACTCTTAAACTTGATTATACTGCGCCACCGCCAGTAACAAGTGTGTTGATAGTTCTGCCTACAGCAGTACCAATTCCTGTTCCTTGTGGTGTTTGTACAGCGTTATCGTATCTAATACTTAATGCTACACTAACTACGTCTGATGTTGCGTATGCTAATTGATTATAGTTTGCTGATTCTAAATAACAACCGTATAACTCGAACGTGTCAAGAACATTAACAGTGTTTGCACCGTTACCACCGTCTAATATTTCAATACGTGTAACGAATTTGTAGTCTGCTCCTGATGCCGCGCCTGATTGTTCAAAGAAATCAAACTGTTTCTGCAACTGCTCGCCAACAAGTTTCTGAACGTTATTACTTACATCTTCACGTAAGTTCAATGTAATTGGTTCCCAAGTATGTTTTCCTGCAAGAAATACTTTTGAGTTGTATACATCAAGTGTAATCTGTTCAAAAGTTACGTTAGGTCTTGTTACATCGACAACTTGTTTAGTTAACTCTGTAGTTGGTGTTGACACTCCAAAATTTTCCAGTGACACCCTGAAGCGGTACTGCAATTTTGGCATTAACAAACCTTGTGAACTTGCAGATGAATTGCTGTCCAAAGGTACTGTTAGTCTTGAAAGTGATGAAATTGCCATTTATTTGCTCCTATTACTTTTATTTATCATATTATAGGCCCGCTATTTCTCCAGTGTTTTTAAGTCTTAATGGAATGTAAATGAATTCCACTGCTTTCACTGGTTCAATTGCAATGTCTACATAAAGTTCGTTTCTATCAATTCTTGATGGAGTGTTGTTACTTTCGTCACACACAACTAAGAAGTCATATAACGCTCTTTGTCCTACAAGCTCAAGCATTAAACTGTCAGCCTGCTGTTTGATCTCGTCTCTTGTGATCTTATCATTAGGTTCAAAAATGTAAGGCTTAGCAAGTTTGTTTAACTGTCCACGTAAGTAAATTACTAAACGTGCAACGTTAATTCTATCTAATGAACTTGCATTTTTTGCTCTTGTCTTTTGACCAAAGTTAACAAGACCTGCACCAGTTAAGAATGTTACTGGGTTAACCTTGTTGCTATACAATGTATCTCTTTGACCTTCGTTTAGAGCAACTGTTTTAAACTCGCCTTCGTTATTAATAAAGCCTGCACTTGAAGCGTTAGTAATTCCACCACGTCTTGTTCCTGCTGGAGCAAACCATGGGTAACTAACTTGATCACTTAATGCAATAGTTCTTAGTATACCATGTGATGCTGGAACAACTACGTTGTTTCCTGCATTATCACTTGTGAATAAACTTGGATAAAACACACCTAAGTACTCATCACTTGTTACTAATCCATTGTCGTTATCTTCAACAGCACCATTAACGTTAGTTGCCCAGTTGTTAATTCCTGTGGCATCACTTGCTAATCTCATTGGAGAGTCACCAACAACAAATGCTGTTAAGCCTCTGTCATTGTTCAATGTAACCATTTCACCAATTAGCTCTGGATAACCAGGAGTTGCTAATAAGTTAAAGATTCTTGATTCGTTATCTCTAATGTCTTGGTTGCTATTCATTAGTGCCTGTAACGCTTGTACAACAACTTTACGCTGTGCCTTACGACCGAATGTACCTGAACCATCACTTTGGTTAGCACTTTCAGTTACCCATCTATGTGGATAGTAAGCCGCCATTGATTCGTCGCCGTTACGTGCATTATCTTCTGCTACGTCAATTGAGTTACGTACAAATTTCTTAACGTTAAATCCAGAACGTCTTAAGTTCCATAACAACATACCTTTTGGATATAGTGCTGGATCTGGAGCATCTGGGTCTAAGTAATTACTTGCCGCTAAGTCTGCAATAGTACCTGCTGATCCACTGTTAGCACCCGAAGTGTTATAACGTGCATCACTAAACAACACACCATTCTCTGTAGTTTGGTCTGTGCTATCTCTTAATACCCATTTCAATGTAGTTCCATTGTATTGGTAAATTACAGGATAGTTTTCTAAGTCTGCTGTACTAATCCAAAGGTCTCCGTTTACAAGTGCCGAACCATCTGACTGTGTAGTTGGTTGTGTAGCACTAACAAGTGGACCATTTGGTGAACTGTTTGGAAAGCCTGTTGAGCTATCTTGGTAACCTACCCAAGTAGTTCCGTTGTGTAACATAATGTCTGCTTCGTCAACAATACTATTGTACCATAACTGACCATCTAATGCTAATGCACTTGGTGCATCATCACTTGCTGTGTATGATAGTACTTGCCAATTCGAAGCCATAAACTGCTTAGGATTAGTTGAACTATCTGTTCCTGGAACATAGTATAAGTTCGCTGTACCTGTGTTTGCATCAACATATGGAGTAAATCCTGCTAATGTTAATCCACCATCGGTATCAACAATTCTAATCTCTCCACCATCGTTGTGTTCAATTACAACTCTGTTTGAAGCGTCTACACTTGCTACAATGTTAGTAAAGCCAGCACTGTTAATTTGACCTGCAATTTCTTCAGCGTCTGCCGCCGCGCCTGTTGCAACAGCCGAAACTGTTACTGCTGAACTCATTACGTTTGAGTTAGTAGTTGACTCGCTCATTGTAAATGTATAAGTTGCCGCAGATACTTGATCAGCAATTATTGCTGATATAATCTTAGTAGATCCAGTAGCAACTCTTTTAAAGATTTTAAAATCATACTCTGGACTTGCACCTTCAGTAACATTTGTTTGAGCATAGTACGTATCAACTGAAAGGTTTACACCTCCACCTGTTGAATCTAAGCCTTTTAATGCTGACATGTTATTTGAATACAATGGAACACTCTTGTTGTCCCATAGTTCAGTAGTACCATTCCATTCTTTAACAGAAAGTTTAGCACCTAAGTTTGCGTCAGTAGTTTTAAACCAAATACTTCCGCTTGGTCTTGGAGTAGTGTCTGCTGTTTTAAATTCTGGCACACCAGTGTGAGGTGCTATTTCTAATTTAGGTGCATTGTAAGTTGCCGCTGTTAAACCAACTTCAGCCGCTAAACCTGTACCGTCTGCAATTACAAGAGCAACACCAGTTGAAAAAATGTTCAATCTGCTGTTTACTGCACTTGCTGTTACGCCTGCAATACCTGC